CAAGAATAGGATACGATCTAACGTAATCCGCTTCTAACTTTTCTGGGTTCGCCCAACTCACCAAGCGCGTGCGTGATGACGATGAGTGGTCTAGCTCAACATCGTGCAACTCTTGTGCAATAAACCCGATGTCTGGCTTTGCACCTAATGACCCATCGCGGCGGTTCCAAGTAAACTGCACTGGGCGCATGTCGTTGATGAAGTCTAAGCCATAGGGAATGTCTGCGATTGCAGTCTTATCGCGTTCATCTGACAAGCTGCTGATTGTCTGTACGTTGCAGCGTAGCGTGGCAATATTAGTATCGCCAAGTGTGATTTCGTTTGTTGCAGTTGCGCTTGTTGGTACTGCGTCATGTCCAAGGCACGTTACATTGGAGCCTGTCGTTAAAGCGTTGGGCGATACAGCACCACCTTCAAGATGCCCTGCCCCATGACCCAACAGGGTGTTGTCACTACCTGTCGTTAAAGAAAAACCTACAGCACCACCCACTCCAACATTAGCGCTGCCAGAAGTTACATTACCAAGTGCGCTATTACCTAAAGCTGAATTTTCTCCTCCTGATGTTAAATCTCTAAGACTGTCGCGCCCAACTCCCGTGTTGTAACCGCCTGTCCCACCACCATAACCAGCTTGATACCCAACAAAGGTAGAATAATCACCGCCATCCATATCATAGGCAGCTTGATGGCCTATCGCTACGATATAGTTGCTACTACTTACGGAACTATACATCGCTTGATATCCAATGCATACGGACTGGCTTGTTAAACGAGTAAAACTTCCAATACAAACACCATAACCAGATGTTGTGGTTGTTACATCTGAGTCGTATCCTATGCCTACAATATGGTCACCAGTGTATACGTTATTGAGGCTGTTATGACCTATGCCTATGTTATAATATGCGCTGGATGTGGAGCTACGACCTAAAGCATCATAACCCACTGCAACCGATGATAAGTGGTTGCCATCTGACATTGATTGTGCACCAACGGCTACGCTAAAATCCCCATAATTATCATTACTAGCCTGATAACCAATCGCGACTTGGTAATCTTTTGATGCGGAATTATAGTTGCCAGCGCCAGAACCTAAATATGTGCCGCCTGTTAGAAAGTCGCCACCACCACTATATGCGCCAACAGCTGTTGTGCTGCTATCTGTTGTGTTTTGCGGCATGGCGTCCATGCCAATTGCCACGTTAGCACCGCCTGTGGTCAAATTACCGCCTGCCGAATCCCCGATAAGCACGCTGTAATTACCTGACGTTAATGCGTCACCCGCAAATGCCCCAACTGCAATATTTCTCAAGCCCGTCGTCAATGAACTTAACGTGCCGGGGCCGATTGGGATACTGTAAGCGGGAGCACCGGGGTCATCAGGCCACGCGCTTTGCCACAGCATCGCCGTGCCAGTTTGGTTAGGCAGCGTAATCGTGCGGTCTGCGGTTGGGTCTGTAACGGTTACAGTTGTTTCAAAGTCGTCGTCGGTAGCACCTTCAAAGATGATATTTTCGGTCAAGTAAATCCGACCTTCTACATCAATGCCTGTTGACGTGGTGTTTAGTTTTAATGATGAAATACCAGTAGATTGATCTGTATATCTAAGCTGCGCTTCCCCACTTGTTCCATCTGCTATTAATAAAGAAGCATAGCCGCCATTATTATTTTCTGCACCAATAAAAACACCTTTATTTGCAGCATGGTTTGTGATGTAAAGGTTGCCAGTGTTGTTGTCTATAACTCCTGATATTAAACCCGGGCTATGACTTATTTCTAGATCGGAACCATCCCCAAAGACAGCTTTGTCATTGTCGCCAAAAGATACATCCCCAGTAAACGCCCCACCCGCAAAAGTCGGACTTGCTGTTGTAGAGATGTCTTGATTAGTAGAAAACACCGTACCTGTTAGTGTAAGACCAGTACCCGCAGTGTACACAGTTGTTTCGGCAACTTCTGCGAAGGTGATATTAGTCGTCCCAAAGATGATCTCACCTTCAGTATTCATAACATCAAGGTGACCTGCGTTGGTTGACCCTTCTTTAACAAAGAAAGCATCACCTTGACCTAAAGAATCTGGATCAGAGGGGCCATAACTATCTGCGTCAGTAGCTCTTGTGAGAACCCAGTTTGTGGAGCCATCACCCACGGTTGTTACAGTGTAAATGCCATTATGCGCGGCATTTGTTTGCTCTGAAACAAGAACACGATCCGCACTTGAAAGCGTTACACCATCAATAGAGATAGCGGCCTGCGCTCCTGAGTTTGTAAGCGTTGCACCCACACCAGAAGAGCCGTTGTCATAAGTTGCAGAAAGGTTCGCTGTTGTTTGAACACGACACGGCGCATGATAGTGCAAGCCTGCCGCTGCAATCGTGTCTACATATGACTTCGTTGCGAGCTGCAAAGATGTTGTCGGATCAGCGTCAACAGTAACCGCCACAAAGCTAGGACTGTCAGTTGTTGCTAAACCTTGGTTGATAGCTTTAACCGCGGTTTCATCTGTTAGTTCACTATCCATAACCGCGCCAGCGGCAGTGACGTTTGCAGTGTCTGTAACGTCCGCGTTTGTTTCAACGGTATCTAACTTAGTGCCATCTACCGATATATCACGACCATCGACGGTCTGAGCGCCAGACATGACGATATTACCCGTCATTGTACCGCCAGATTTAGGCAATGCAGCATCAGCCGTAACGCCATCCGCCGCAACGTCACGACCGTCTACTGTCCCAGTAACGGTTATATTTCCAGTAACATCTATTCCTGCGCCAAAATCCACATTGCCGCTAAATGTACCACCGCTTTCAGGAATCAAATCTTCCGCAGCTGCTGTAATAAACAACGCAGCAGAGCCAGATAAATCCAGCAAAGAACCAGTAGAGCTTTCAGTTAGCGTACGTGTAAGCGTTGGACCAGAAGCAGTGTAAGTACCTGTGCCTATCTCCCAAGCAGTCGCGCCATCTTCAATCGTATACCTTACTGTCGCTCCATCTGCGACATTCGTAAAGTCGGCATAACCAGAAACAGCGCTCCCTAGAGTAACCGTTCCAGTACCTGTTGTACTCGTATTAACTTTAACTCTATTAGCTAATGTAACCATCAGGCAATCCTAATTATAGCACTACTCGCATCTGCTGTTGGGAAAACAATTTGGAAATCTCCAGATGTGGACGTTTTGTCCGAGCCGAAATCTAACACCGCTACTGCTGGGTTAGTTCCGCCTGATTGATAAATCAGTGCCCCCCGTGCTGTAATTGTTGCAGACGCCCATGTAGTATCCGCAAAATCCAAGTACGCAGTGGTTCCAGAAGTTGTAGGCGCTACGATGGTAAGTGTATTACCCCCCGCTGTATACCCTGTGCCAGACACTTCATTCGAAGTTGTATACGCAGTGGTCGCCGCATCTAGTGACGCTGCCGATGTATACAACGCGATTTTATACGTTTGCGCGGTATCACTACTGAAGTCCATCTCCCCATCAAGAAGAGCTTGTTTAAAGGATGTGCACATTGCCTGTGTGATTGCCATAGTAATCTCCTTAGCTCACAGGGTTTTTAGGTTGCCCAGAACGGTACGTATCACCCCGAAGCTTACCATCCCCAAGATTTTTAAGTAAGCCGAGGGACAAAACGTACATCTTGTTGTACATGTCCACCATATCTTGCTCACCTTTCATAAACCGAATCGCTTCAACTAGCGCACCGTTAAGTAACGCTGAATCAAATTCGTCACCTAGCCATGTAGTACCTGCAGTAACAATCGATTCTGGATAATACCCATAATGCAGCTCAGTTGCATACGCTATATCAGGGGTTGGACCTAGTATTAACGCGGTGTCATCAAAATTAGCGTAGTGTACAGGAGTACCTGTAGTAGTTTGATTCGGGTATGCTTCACGGATAAAGTTAACATCTTTATCTAGCAAATACACATAGTTACTAGACGCATCCACAATCGCCAAGCTGTACGTATATAAATAATCAGCGGGTAGTGCTAAATATTTATCGTTAGCTGTCAAATTTGCGGTTACGTTTTTACGCAGCGCAGGAATCTGCACAGAATTGTATATCTTCTGCTCGGCTTGCTGAGTAAACATAGCCAGTTGGTCATCTGTAAATGTATTCTCGCAGATGTCTTCTATGTTCGTTTTTAACTCAGTATAGTCCATGCGTTATGCCATTGGCCCTCTTGCGTACAAACCTTTTGTCGCCGCGCCTGTACCGCGAACTTTTATCCCGTTAGATTTTTTAGCGGTCTTAGCCATCTTCTTAGGCTTAGTTACTTTACCGCCAGCTTTCATCTTTCTAGTACCACAGTTTGACATGTTATAGCCTCCTAAGAAATTATTACCGTAACTCGCCCTACAAATCCAGTAGCAACTAAGCTATTATCTTGTAGGTTAAATGGATCGTCTAGCCCCACTGGGTTCCACCCATATTGATCGTTACGCACAGCAACGAGTTCTACTGTGTCAGGACGAGGGTTGCGTAGTGCTTGTGGATCAACAACAGGAAACTCGCCAAGTCGTAACTGTGGGTGATCTGGATCCCAACATTCAGGGCACGCGAGTGTGTTTGTGTTATTCCCCTTTACATACAGCGGACGTAGTTCTTTGAGTTTGTAGGAAAACCCACAAATATCACAAAGTCCTAACGCTTTTCGTGCTGATGCAAATCTCTCCATTACTGCCTCATAGCACTAGGCACGAATCGGAACGGGGTTTTCTCCCGATCTTCTCCTGCCGCCAAAACAAACTGAGCCTCATACTCTGCCTTTAGCATGTCCACACGAGGGGCTAATTCAGGTACCTTCATGGCGATATGGTACGCCAGCCCTGCTACTAGACACGGGAGAAAGCGGAAATTCATATCCGCTGTTTGCGCACCAGAGCCAGCGTCTTCGATCCTACGCAGCCGCCAATACACAAATGTATACTCGTCGGAGCTAGGAACAGGCCATACAGTTATACGTGGGTTGTCGCGTAACCGCTCAATAAACACCTGAATCGGCCTGCCTGTATCAGTTTTATTAGGGATAGTAGCGTAAGTACTTACACTAATACGTGTTATTGTAAGGTCTTGTTGTGTTGTGCCAGCACCTGTACGAACCACTTGTTCAAGAAGATCGATAGTATCTGCGGGTAAGTCATAAGTCGCCGTACCTTCGGTTAGGCTCACCGTACCCTCATCAATCGTCCACAAGTTTATACCACGGTTCTGCCACTCAATCGTCATTAGATTCATAGAGCGGCGTGCCGTACGTAAATCATAGCCAGAGCGCATCTCGCGACCAGCACGTTCCCATGCTTCTTCAGCGATTTCCGTGAAGTCCATGTTAAACGATGTGGTGCCCGATGTAGCCATGTTTACTTACCTTTGAAGTGTGCTTTTACTTCTGCAAGAAGTTTAGCTTTGGATTTACGGCGATCTAGCTCAATACCCTCATCACGCATAAGCGCTTCTAGTTCGAGCTTAGACATATCCGCGTATTTCGGCGCTGCCTTTTTAGTAGAGGCCGCAGGCTTAGGTGCTTCAACTTTAACACCCATAGATTTCAATTTAGCTTCTGCTTGAGCTTTAGTCATCAAGTCAAAAACTTTAACATCATGTGTACCGTCAGCGTTCTTTGTGCCAATCTGATACACTGGTTCACCTGAAGAGAACCTGCCGTTCTGGAAGATTTCCATTACGTCTTCCTTTTCCGTTTAGCTGGAGACACTCTACGTGGTTTACCCGCAGGTTGTCCCAGACGTTTCTTTTCAGCGATCTTTTTGCGCTTCTCTGAAGAACTCATCTCGCCACTTGTTTTAGGAGTTTTACTAGACACCTTTTTTGTAGGTCTACAATAGGGCGTGCCTCGCTTCTCTCCTGCTTTGCGTCCGCAAGCCTTACCAGTACGCACATCTTTCCAGTCCTCTTTGAACCAACGTTTTAGTGCTGCACCTTTTGCTGTCTTGCGAACTGCCATTACGATTTATTCCCCCAGTTTTTAGCGCCCTTCTTACGACACTTAGCGATAGCACCGCTAGCGTAAGCACTTGGGAAAACTTTATACCGTGATTTTACTTTGCGGTAGCAGGCATCCTTCACAGAACCACCTTTTTTGTATCCACAACTAGAACCACGGTAGTAACGTCTCATAATTACACCATTTTACAGGCGCGAACGCCTTTTTGCGCAATGCCGCAGCCTCGTACTTTACCGCCAGCTTTCATCTTTTTGACTTTGCCGCCGTACGCCATATTCATACCGTCACTACGGTTCATCTGCTCCTGCATCATTAGTTCGATGTCACCGCGTTCTGCGTTTGGAGATACGTCTACTTCTGCTTCAGGGCGTAAACGAGGACGCGGTGACGTTGCGTTCGGGCGCTGCATAGAGCGTTTTTTAGGTGCCATACCCATCTCAACAGCTTCACGACCTTCTAGCCCTGAAGCGCGGTCCATTTTACGTTGTTTACGTTTATACCCCGTAGAAGAACGTCTCGGTCCACCCATAGCCATCTTATGATCCTTTCATTTTTACAATTTTACAGGGGCGAACTGCGCCACCGCGAGCCATTCCGCAGCCGCGAACTTTGCCACCGCGCTTCATGCCCTTGTGCTCAGAGTCTTTCATCATAGTACCGTCTGGCATTTTATGGTATCCGACTTTGCCACCTGCTTTAAACCTGTTGTCGAGGTTCCCAGACTGATATATTGACCCCGCGGGCCTAATTCTATCTGGAACCTGCTCGCCAACAGGAAGCTCTGTTGTACCCAGTTTGTTAGAGATTCGACGTTTGAATGGATGCTGAAAAAACTTTTCTCCGCCCATTTTACGCGGTGGTTTTGGGTCTTTCTTGATTTCCCCCGGGTCTTTCGGCATACCGCCTTTTTTGTAGCCTTTTGCTGGTTTCTTCATGTACTTTTTTGCAACCTCTTTAGGTATACCCATTTCTGGGTCGTTGTACGCCATCGCCATGTATCGGCGCTGTTTTTCAGACTTAGCAGGCATTCTGTCCCCCGTTAACTGTGTGCGCATCTGTGTACGGGAAATAGCCATTTAACAGTTCCATTTCCGTAAACTCTTATTGATACGACTGTTAGGGTCGTTCTTCGTTTTCGCACTGGTAAGTTTTTTCTTCATACCAGACATACGGGCGCAGAAAGACTTGCGTCTATTCGCTGCCTTAGAGCCTTTTTTAAGTTTACTAGGTTTTGTAGTAACAGCGGTCTTTAACTTGCTACCGGGATTTGCTTTCCGATAGCTAGCAACACCTTTTGCATTGAGTCCACCGGACTCACTCTTGCCTTCTTTGCGTTGCCAAGCGGGAGATTTTACCTTCCCGCCTTTTTTATAATAAACCCGCATACCATCACCTAGCTATAGAAGAAGGTCATAGCGGTGATATTTGTTGCCACAGATACATACACATCTGAACTACAACGAATACCATCATCGGGTATGTTAACTGAGTGCGAATCAGACGCTAGGAAGTCAATATCTAGCACTGTATCGCCACCATTACCGTTAGTAATAGTAAGCCGCCCCGCTCCTGCGCCTGTGAGAACCTGTAGCTGACGAACCCTAGCTGGACCTACCGCTAGAGAGCCTGTACCTGTAACGCGTTTTGTTAATACATCAGACGACATAGATCACCTCCTTATGAGAGGTTGCGGTTCTGCAAGTACAGCACCGTTACAGTGGCAGCACCTGCGGTAGCAGCAGTCCCTGTCTGGTTGTATGTCACAGTAACATCTACGTCAGTAGTACCAACATCAATCAAGTTACCGATCTGAGATACGTCAGATGTAGCAAGTACACGCGCTTGAGCGCCAACAGCCAACGCGTCTGCATACTGGTCAGCGGTTGAGCCATCACCAATATCAAAAGTATTAGTCGTAGCAGCGTTAAACGCTGTAGTTACGTCTACAGTAATCTGAAAAATTTGGCTGTTCGCGGGAACAGTAGCAACAACAGTTTCAGTACCGTCTGCACCAAAAACTACGTTTGCGCTTTGCGCCATTAAAACGAAACCTACGTTGGCAGATGCGCCTTCACGGACAGACCCGGCCTTAATAGGACCGGAAAAGGTTGTAGTAGCCATATGAATCTCCTGTCTTGGCTATTGTCAGTCACACCATGCGACTGTCAGGGATTACCTTACTATAATATAGATTAAACAAAAAAGAAAGGGGGCCGTAGCCCCCTAACTAATTATGCTGCACCGGGTGATCCGAAGATACCTAGTGGGTCAGAGACCCCGAAGCTATAACGCTCACGTGCTTTGTAGCGGCTGTTGCCTGTATCAAAGTCAGCATCCATAGATGTAGACATTGGCGTACGGACAAAGTGCTTCAAGCCGTTTGGAACGTCAGTCATCAAGAACCATGCATCAGTATCTGTTAGATAATGGTTAACTGCATAGCCCTCTGGGATAGAACCGTTGTTGCGAAGCGCGTTGATGTCGTTATCCGCTGTGCCAACACGACCTTCTGTTTCCAGTAGGCGAGTAGCAACGAACTGTAGGTTCGATGGGATAATCAACTTACGTGGCATCGCTGCGATCAGTAGACCGCGCTCATCAGTCCAGCCTGCGATCTGAATAACGGCGGCTTCAAGAGAAGTCTCGTTAAGGTCAGCAGCAACGGCTGGAGTATTTGAGTTAGTTCCACCAGAGACAAGTGGGTGGTCAGTTGCACACAATGTTTTGCCGTCACCGTAAGTTACGCCTGATCCAGAGAACGCATTGTTCAATACTGAAGCAGCTTTAACTTGTTTGGTGTATGCCATCGCACGAGCTAACGCTTTTGTATAACGTGCAGACAATGAGTCATACAAGTTATCTTCGATAGCTTCTTCAGTGATAGAGAAGCCCATTGCGATAGTTTCGTGTGTGTAACGAGCAGTCCACGCTTCTTGAGCATTGTCATACTCAATCGCTGCACCTTCGCCTTTAACGGGTGCCGCAGAAAAACCACTCAACTTCGTTTCCTCTTCGAATGAACGATCAGAAGACTCAGTTTCATAGATTTCAGCGTGTTCTTCGCCATATTTTGCGTACTCCATTCCGAACAGAGCGTTCAGGCCGGGAAGGAGTTCTTTAAGTAACTGGGCGCGTGAAATAGCCATTGTCTACTCCTCCTTATACGCCAGTCGTGTTGTTATACTGGTGACCCGCGTTCCATTTAACGTAAGCCTCAGTGTAACCACCCGAGCTGTTTTTGGTTTCCTCAACCAATCCGACAATACGGAACGGAAGAGTATTTGTAGTTGCAGACGTATCTGAGATCGCACCGCGAGAATTACCCGAAGTTGAATCACCAGCGTTGTCTACACCCGCGACGTTTGCACCGATATCTGTCTGCGCAAGATCACCGATAGTTGTACCCGAAGATACGACAGCGGCTTTGAACAGTAGATCAGTTGCATCTGCTACATACGCGATGATATCATCTGCGACTGTATTTGCAGGGTATGATTGGCTGTATAGTTCATAACCCAAGTTTGGATCAGTGTATCTACAACCCATGAAGACACCAACAGGTGTCATGGCAGCATCAAACGGGTCACGTTCAACAGTGCCTCCGGTAACTAGCGTTACGGCATCGCCAAAGAAGATGCTAGTGTCATAGTTGCTAGCAATCTTCATCGAACGATAAACACCACCAACAAATGGAGTGCCGCTCAACAATTTTACCGGAACAAGTCCATAAGGACCACTTACAGTAGGATAAGCCATTCTAAGCTCCTATTAAGTTCCGTTACCAAATGTAACCTTCGTCTTTCTCTCGTTAAAGAGAGGCATACGAGGGTCGTTTTCTCTCATGAAGTTGTTATCTACAGCGTTCATCTGCGATTTGGTCTGAGTACTATAGTAATCATTCCGCTCTTCGACTAACTCTGTTGGAGCCTTACAAAGCATCAAGCCACCTATAACCACGTTGTCTGAGAAACGTTCGTTCTCAATAGTAACAAGTGTGATCTCTGGGTGGTCTGCTGCTTTTACAGGTTCCCAACCTTCACGTAATTTAGAAGAAACATTCGTGGCATCTGTATTGCCTTGAGTGCTTACACGAATCCAGCGGTAGGAATATCCGTCTTCAGGTGTTGGCGACGGAAGAGTTTCCGGGCGCTGCCAAGACTTTTTACGAACAGTTTTTTCGCGCGTCTGTAATTCGCGGTCAATGCGATTCTCAGCCATTTTGTTTCCTCATATCTAATGCAACCTGTTTGGCGTATTGTTGTGGGGTCAGTCCAAGTCTCTTCGCGATTTGTACTTGGGTACGTGTTAGAGTCACCTTCTTCGGCGCAGTACTGCGCGTTGCTGGTGCCACGACCTGTGCTTTACGCTTCGGCTCCGGGGCTACTTCCACTTGTGTTGTGTCCTCGAACTTGTCGGGGAACACTTGGCGCATCCGAGAGTCAATCCTCTCGAAGTATTCTTCTGTTTGAGGACTAATGCCCTCTTTGGCGAGCTTATTATGCAACCCCAGCGCAAAGCTCGTCATCTCATCATCAGGGCCAAACCACGGATTAGCGTTTTTCCAATCCATAGTCCGCTTATCGACTTGAGGTGCCGGGGCGGTTTGTGGTTGTGATGCTACAGGAGTTTCTTCCTCCTGTAAAGTTGGTGCTTTAAGATTATTTAACTTGTCGAGTTTAATCTTAGCATCTGATAGCTTTTCTTGTGCATCTAGTACTGCATCAGAGTCACCTGAGTCATACGCTGTCTTATAAGCACTTTTGGCAGCATTTAGTTGCGTCTCCGCGTTTTTCTTTGCCTGTGCGATAAGAGCAGTTTGACTCTTTGTGCTACTGGTTTTGAGTTTTTTATTCTCTTCCAGTAGTTGCTGAGTGACACGTTCCAGTTCGTCACGTGCGCGTAATGCCTCTTCTTTGGCCCTACGTTCGTCATGATACCCCTTAGTAAAATGCTTTATGCGTTTCTGAACCTGCTCTGAATAATTTTCAAGTTCTTCTTCAGTAACATCTTCAGGAGGATCAGACGGTGTACGCCCCCGATCTGCTTTCGGGGTATCGTCAACTATGTCAACTTCAAAGTCGTCGTCTTCTTCTGCACGAGCAGGCTTCTTAGCTTTTTGCTTTGGTGCTTCCTCTTCTACTTCAACCTCTGTCTCTTGGGGCTTATTGCCCTTCTGCATAGGTTCTGCGGATGACGGCTCAATCTCAATCTCGACTGTGTCGTCGTCCTTTTCCTCATCAGGAAATTCAAATTCTACTTTCTGAAAAGCCATGTTGCCTCCTATGCACGTGTGATACCACGAGGATCAGCTACAACTGCCTCGATGTTATCATCGTTCATCAAACGATATTCTGTGCCACCAAACTTAAACCGAGTACCTGAGTTCATACGGAACATAACGTAATCACCCTGCTTACACCACGGACCATTAGGAAAACGGTCTTTGTCAGCGTACGCTTGTGGACCCACGTCCATAACAAGCCCAATAATGGACATAATATGGTCTAGGTCTTTCTCTTTTTCAGGCTTGAGGATACTTGACCCTTCGTAAGTATCCGAGGCTTTGGGCAGTGCAATAAGCAACTTATACCCTGCTGGAGTAGGAAGCTGTGCCTCAAACTCTTCTTCTTTTGTAATTTTAACTGCTGCTTCAGTCATCATCATCTTCCATAAAGTTTCGCGAGAGGTCTTGAACAAACGTTTTGCAGGCATTGAGACCCCGAATCAAACCTACAATCTCTCTATACTCAGCGTACTCTTTAGCGGAGCCACCTGATAGAAAGGTTTCTGCAGATGAGACTTGCTCATCGATGTTTTCTATAAGCACGTCAAAGACGGTTTTTGCCATGTAGTATTACTCTCCTCGTTTTGGTTGTTGTAGTTTCGCCATCTCCACAGCGGTCTTAACCTGTGCTTCACGGCGTGCTCGTTCCATCTCTACGCCTTTTACTTCAGCGTCGATGGCGAGTTCTGTTTTATCTACATTAAGCTCTTCAGCCTTAATCATGGCATCTGTAGCTGCTTTTGCTTGCTGTAGTTTGAGCTGTTCTGCTCTAATGATTGCATCAGCCTGATCTTTGACCTTCTTACGTTCGACCTCTTGGGCCTTAACCTGAAGCTCTGCCTGTTGAAGTTGCAGCATTGGGTCTTTTGCCTGCTCCTGCGCTTTCTGCTGTGCGGCTTGTTGTTGATGAGACTGAGTAAGTTGTTTACCTGCGTCTGCCACCAAGCGAGATAGTTGTACTTCGATCTCTTCTGGTAGCTCCTCATTAGGTGCAGGTAGTGGTGCGCCGAGACGTTCTTCGATCTGTTGACGATACTGGAATCCAAGGTGTTCGGCGATGTGCGCTTGCAAGGATGCAAGGATTTGTTTGGCCTGTGGGTTTTGGCCTATCATCTGCGCAATCATGGGGTCTTGTAGGAAAGACATGTGGGATGCAATGTGCGCTTGGTGATCTTGGTAGATAAACGCTTTCATCGGTTTACCGATCAACGCTGCCATGTTCTCACTGACAGGGTCTGTAGGTTTAGCGTCTTCTTTTGTTGGTACAATCTTATCTGCGTTCTTAATTCCTAGAACCTCCATCATCTCACGGTGGAGAATCGGCAGATCGTAAATCTGTGGGGCAGACTGTGCCATCTGTAGCACCGCTTGGTACTGAACAACACGCTGTGCCATTGTAGAGCTGTTAGGGTCACTGACAGGGATCACGTCCACCATCATATAGTCTAGCTGACGTGCACTAACTTCCCCACGCTCAGGCAGATATGCATACTCAGTGGGGGCATGTTCTGCGATGATCGCTTTCAAGAGCTTGAACTCTTGTTTCATAGCGTAGTGAACACGCGCCTGTACCGCTGCCATCGGCTTCAATGTACGCTCCAAGAGCGCCAATGTTGTACCAACAGGTGCATTTGCGGACATATCAGAGATGTTTAGGTCTGAGATAGCCCCGAGACGGCGACCTTCCTGCGTAATACGGTCTAACAAAGTAAGGAGTGTTTGAGACGGCTCTTTATAGGGCAATGTCATGATATTATCACGGATACTGCCTGATGGTACGTCTACATCCTTAAACTCACCGGGTTCGATGGGCGCATCGTCACCTTTAATGCGCAAACCACGCGTTTTCAGACCACCCGGCAGGTTAGATAGCGTACCTGCGTCCACCAACTGGCGAATCAGGGACGTACCTGCGCGAGAATACCCACCAATGATGTGGATTAGACCCAATCCGTAGAACCCAAACCCCGGAACATAGGGATAATGCACGAAGAATTGGTTCTTCATGGTGAGTTCGTCAGATTCTTCGTAGTTACGGCGTACAGATAGAACTTCTCCTGACCCACGTTCGATAGTCACAACGTATGGCTTAGGTAAATCGTCCTCGTCATCAACGCCCGGTATAGTCATCTCGACGTGACACTCGTATAACGCGTATCTGTTGTCGTCTGTGAGGTTGAATCCGCCCTCTTCGGCCTTCTTCTCCTCAATATCCGAGTGGTATGGCTGTGGTTCGCCTAAATCAACCTCACGATAGAAGCCACCCGCCTGCAGCTTCATCATTTCGTTCTTAGTTTTACGCATTACGTGCGTAACACGCTCTGCTGTCTCTAGGTGACTTGCGCCATATGGCACAATTACGTCCTCTGCAGGGATATAAATAGAGACTTGGCGTCCCATATTAGGGTCAAAGTACACTTTTTTGAACGCAGAACCTGCCAAACCAAGGCTGTACAGCATCCGCTCATGCTCAGAGCGGTACTCAATCATCCGTTCGGTGATCTCATAGTTCATATCCGCTTTAACACGTTGCGCTGCCTCAGTCTTCTCCTTGGTTTCGTCCCCAAGAATCTTAACTTTTACAGGCCCAGCGGCTGGAAACGTCTCTGACATTGTCTCAGCTTGGAATCTGATGGCTGCTTCCGCAAGAATTGTAGAGAAAACACCACACGCGCCCTCCCAAGGCTGCGTACGTTCCTCATATTTGAAGCCAAGCACGTCCAAACCCTGCACATAGGCGTCAACCCAGTCCTTCCGACTGTCGATATCCGCTTCGATCAGCCCGACTAAGTCATCTGATAGCTCTCGTAGGTCGCCATCTTCCATAAAATCAGCTAGGTTTGCGTCAAAATCTGCCATATCAGACACTTCGGCGTCGGGCACTAGAGTAATCTCCATACTCCCATCGCTCAAAGTGACCGATTCAGGGTCTACAATCTCGATGTCCAGATCAACTTCTTGACCTTCCATCTCCATTTCTTCGTCTTCGATCCCCTCTGGGGCAGAATATATTCCTTTTTCGATAGCCATAGTTCAATCCTTAGTAATAGCCGCCCCGGCGTTGTTTGAAATATTGCATTTCTTCTGGTTCGTCGGTGGGTAGGCGGATAAACCCACCATTACGAAATCGCATTAGTGCCATGACTGTAGCATCAACTAAGTCATCATGCGACATAAAAGGAAATCCCGCTATCTCCTCAACAACTTCTTCAGCCCAACGAGTTTCAGGAACCCAGCAGATTTCGGAAGCCACAATGTCTGCCACAGAGTTCAACCGCGCGAGCTTGTCGCCCGACCCTCGGTGTGGTGTGAACTCCTGAACAGGTAGACCCATACGTCTTAACTCCTGATAGAGTGCTGTACCTGCACTCTTCTTCTCCACAATGAACGCATCTGGCTCCCAGTCATCATACGCTTCCATCGCAACGCGTTTAAGCTCAGGGAACTCCATACGCTCTTTTATACTATTTAACAATATTATGTTGTGCGCGTTAGTATGCTCGTTGAGGAACACGCCCCACGTGGTGATAGCCGTAAAGTCGGCACGGTTATGTGTCTCGGCTGCGGCGTCCAGCGTCATTATTATATACTCACATGGGGGCGGGTCGTCGTGCTCCCATATCTGCCACCACTCCCGCTTGATGAGCGCGGCCTCTTCGGCGGTGGGCTGCTGCTGGTACTGGGCGTTCCACTGGAACACAGGCATCGACGCCTTTGTACGTTCAAGAGCTGCCATGTCAAAGAACTCAGGCCAGAGCGGTTTCTGCACAACTTTGTTCTTTTTCTTTATATCTAGGATGGCTGGGAACTCCACGATCTCATACTGATCGGCTTTGTCGTTCTTCACCATGTCTCTAGTTACACGGCCTGTGAGGTCGTCGAGGTGCCAACGTGTTTGGATGATTGCAACACGACCACCCGGCATCAAACGTGTCCGAGCACCGAACGTAAACCACTCGTAGGCACGATCAAACACCTCAAAGTTTCCGTTCAACACGTCTTGTTCCGAGTGTGGGTCATCCACGAGGAGGAGGTCGGCACCTCGACCCGCGATGGAACTACCAATACCACAGGCAAAATACTCACCCTTCTGGTTTGTGTTCCACCTCCCTGCCGATTTACTGTCGATAGCCAGCGCCACGGTGGGGAATACTTCTTTATATGCATCGGTTGCGATCAGGTTTCTAACCTTCCGCCCGAAATCTACCGCCAAGTCTGTGGTGTGTGACACCATCATGACCTTCTTATCAGGGTTACGCCCAAGGAACCACGCGGGGTAGAAGATAGAGACCAACTGAGACTTGCCATGACGTGGTGGCATGTTAACACATATACGGTCCTTGTTCCCCTTCTCGATATCCATCAGCATATTCGCAAGGATGCGGTGGTGCCGCCCCACGATATAGTTTGGGTCCATCTTCTTACAGAACGCCAACAGGTCATCGAACGCTGACTGATTCGCCTTGCGGGTCGCCAGCTCGTCCACCATCTGGTCGATCTCTTGCATTTCTTCAGGGGTCAGGTCATCCAGTCGCTCAAGTAGCGCTTCGATTTCGGCATCGCCAATATCGACAATCTTATTCATCGTCGAACCCGAGTTCCTTATCCACGTCTACCGCATGTCCATCCAACACAACCGCATCTTCTATGGGGTCTTGGGTGTGTGCACGGGTAAGTTTCTGCAGCTTCTGTCTTAGCTTCTCTTTTAGATCATCTGTTGTCTGGTGGGTTATTGTCACCTCAGACTTCTCTGCAAACAGACCCACATCGCTGATCTTGCCTAGCAACTCCAACGCCTTCAACCGCACCCGTGGGTCTGGGTTCTCAGTTTCCGTAATAAGTTTATTGGTAACCAAGTGACGTACCGCAACGGCGGAATCGACAACGCCACGGCCCCACTCTGACAAGATAGTATTTGTTTCCTGTAGCACTGCAGGGGTGAGTTGCGATGCACGTTTATCTGTAACAGCTTTAGAGGCTTTGTCGGGGTCGGCTGCGTAGGCAACAGCTAGAGCGGCTGCGGTTTCTTGGTCTTCCCCAGTCGGCTGAGTGTCTAATCCGTGAGTAGAAAGTAAAGACACTGTCTTAGCGCACGCCGCAGCGCGGGCCTTCAAGTCTATTTTTGGTGCTCGTTTGCCTACTGGAACCCCAGTCTCAGGCGTTATTTGTAGTGTCATATCATGTCGCAGGCTTGTTGCCGATGCCATTAGTGTAGTTCCTTTATCATAATTTCGCAAGACTCTGTAGCGTAGCGATTTTTTCGCACGGGATACTTTTAGGTACCATTGACGGGGGGTATCGCTGTGTACGCCGCCGAAAGTTGGGGGGTAGAAAAACGCTAAGTCCTTGATTTTATTTACTAAAAACCCGGGATATTTTTGTCCTAGCGGACAGCCTGAAAGGTTGGGAACCGATTTGTTTGTGTGAATTAGTAATACATAAGGAAGTGTGGAGTCCCAAACAGACAAAGGCGGGGTGGGGGTGGGGTATGGGTCGCGTTCTGGCGTTTTGTTAGTGCTACACTAACATTGCTTATCATCCGCTAGTGAACAATGGTATCCGATATTATCTGGGCGTTATCTATTGTTAGTGACGCACTAACATGTCATTACTTGGTTATCGGCAGGGCAATGAGGCCAACCGATATTTCAATCTGACATATAAGGAGTTTACCTATGTCTAATATTTCTTTGAATCCCGAAGTCGCAACAATCATCACTGCCGCGGTATCTGCCGTCCAGTCTGCCACACGCAAGATGGCATCGTCCATCGACGCGTTGGTCGCGGCGGATATGCGCTCGACTGATTTCATATCGCCTAAGTCGGACGGTTCGACTGCATCGCCTGAGCAGTTCGACGGTATCAATACCGCGATTGTTGCGGGGTTCCCGAAGGCCGCGCAAGCATTGCTTGCCAAGCCAACCAAGTCGCTTGAAGACGCTGACAAGGCCGAGAAACGCTATTGGCAGCAGCAGATTGGCGCACGCCGCAACGACTTCAAGCGTGGCTTGGAAAAGCGTGAGGGCATGGACGATACCCGCGCGGCGCGACAACCAAAGGCCGCGATCGATAAGTTAGTGGATGCACTAACAAACGTCGAGAAAATCGTTCAGGCGAATGAGTGGGAATTCGACGTGGTCGATTTCATGAACTGCATCGTCGATGCCAAAATCCAAGCGGGCATCCCGCATGGCATCAAAACCAAATAAGCCAACCGCGTGGGCAGCAATGCCCACGCCTCTAAACATGTTAGGACAATCAATGAAACATATCTTTCAATCCGCTCTCGACGTCATCGCAAAATGGGATGACGATAAATTCAATCACTTCCTACCTTACATGCGCGAGACAATGGATCAGCGCGACATTGACTACATCACCAACAAACGCCGCATCATGGCAGAGCATGGTCACACGTTCCCACGACAGGCAGCGTTCACACTCATCAAACGATGACAACTTATCCCCTGCTTCGGCGGGGG